GCAGGGGTTGGGTGTAGGCGATGCCGATCTGCAGACCGGTCTTGGTGGTGTACGGGGTACACCGGCTGAAGTGCTTGTCTTTCATGATTTGCTTTCGAGTGACACGCCACATGGCGTAGCTGCATTACACCACAACTTGAACTTCGTGTACAAGAATACTGGAGTATTTTGTGGGGTCTTGTTGAATTGTCAATTCAAAGTACAATCCTCGGCATGAACCTGCAACAGTACTTTTCCGAAGAGCCTCGTGGCGCGAAGATTGAGATGGCACGACATCTTGGGATCACTGCTGAGTGGATGTCCAAGCTGATCGCCAAGAAGGTCAAGCCAAGCCCTGTGCTGGCCCGGGCGATTGAGGACGCCACGCAAGGTCTGGTAACACGCAAGGACTTGCGCCCAGATCTTTTTGGGTGATATGATTTTTTGAAACCCGGATAGGTGGGGAGTAGCTACCCCGCCGAAGAGCGTACCCACCTCGCCTGCCGTTGGTTTCTTTCAAGGTGGTTTTCGAAAAGGTGGGACCATGGCTACAAGCTATTCTCAAAAATTGCGCGACCCTCGTTGGCAAAAGAGGCGGTTAGAGGTTTTGCAGACTCAGGAGTGGGCTTGTGTGTGTTGCGGCGCACAAGAGAAGACACTTCACGTCCATCACAAGCACTATGTTCAGGGCCGAGAGCCTTGGGAATACGACGACGATCAACTTGCGGTCCTTTGCGAGAGCTGCCACTCTGCACGACATGACTTCGACAAGAAAATTCACGACCTGTTGGCTCGTGCTGACATAAGCGGAATGCCGGGGGGCATGGATGATCTTTATTGGCTCATGGCTGGATTTTTATCTAGCAAAGAAGAGCCAACGATCCACACCCAAAAAGCTCTTTACGCAGTTGGTGTTGTTGCAGCAAATGAATGTTGGCTAGGTTTTCCGGGGGTGGAGGTATGAGCTTCCAAGCGATGACATGGGCCATAGGCCAGAAGACCGCGAACGCAGGCCAGAAGCTGGTTCTGCTGATGCTGGCAAACCACTGCAACAGCCACACAGGCCAATGCAACCCGTCCCACAAGCTGCTGGCAGAAGAGTGCTCGATGGGTCTGTCGACCCTCAAGGGTCACATTGCGGCCTTGGAGGAGGCGGGTTACCTGCGCATCATCCACAAGGCCATTGAAGGTGTTTCACTGCCAAACCAGTACCACCTGAATCTTGAGGGGGTGGGTCAGAATCTGGCCGAGGGTCAGTCAGAATCTGACCGAGGGGTGGGTCAGAATCTGGCTAGTAAACAGGAAGGTAAACCTGTAAATGAACCTTCTTCTAAAGAGGTAGCCAAGACTTCTGTGGATCTGCCCGACTGGCTCCCTCTGGAGACTTGGCGAGAGTTCGAGGCCATGCGCAAGGGCATCAAAAAGCCCATGACATCTTTTGCCGCACAACTGGTCATCAAGAAGCTGGACAAGTTCCGCCAAGAGGGTCACGACGTCCAGAAGGCCTTGGAGCAGTCAATCGTCAATTCTTGGCAAGACGTCTACGAGCCAAAGCCACAGAAGCAACAGGCCCGGGGTTCCTTCGAGACCCAAGGGGATCGCAACGCAAAGGTCATCAGCGGCCTGACTCGTGGACTTTTAGGGAGTGGCAACAATGTCAAATTACTTGGAAACTGACTTCTGTGAACCCAGCGAGGGGCTGGACTACATCTTTGGCTACATGAGCGCCGTCTATGGGGCCAGCTTCACCCGTCACTGGGAGCAGGTTGACCCCGAGCTGGTGCGCTCGGTGTGGCAGAAAGAGCTGGGCAAGTTCCTGACCTACAAGCCCACCTTGGAGTACGCCTTGGGCCACCTCCCGGCCAACATGCCGCCTTCGGCCATTGCCTTCCGCAAGACCTGCAACGATGGCCCCGCCATCCCTACCAAGCCTGTCCTGCGAATCGAGCGCCAGCCGACCCAGTACGAGAAGGCCCGCACCGAGATGCTGAAGTCTGAGGCTCTTGCCAAGTTGGCCGAGCTGAAGCGGGACATCAAGGCCAACATTGCCCGGGGGTCAGATGACGTATGAAGAAGCCAAGAAAAACCTCGACGCCGTCCGTGAGGGAGGCTACGTCTCCTCGTCCGTTATACGACGATCCCTTTGGGTCTCCGGAGACCTTAGAGCATCTGAAAAACTGCGAAGCCCGGGAGTGGATCTTGCGGCACAAGACCAAGACTGGCGAAGTCGGGTCCGTAGCCGCCAGATCATGGTGGCTGCAAGTCTGCGATGACATCACTAAGAGACGGGGGCCAGAAGCCCTCGCTGATTTACGAAACCGCATGAACAAGGAGAAAGCAAATGTCTGAGAAAAAAGAGATGAGCCAACTGGCTCGACAAATTCTGTCTGGTGGTGGTCACGTCACCATGTTCACCCAAGCCGAGTTCGATGAGGCGCTGGCGCTGGGCAAGGCCGAGATCATGCAGGTGGCCGTCCAGACCACCAAGCAGGCCATCAAGATCACCAACGAGGCCTGCGCAGATCTCGTTGCAGAGCTTGCCGCGCAAGAGGATGAGGGTGAGACATGCACAGCCCTGAAAAACGCCGCTGAAGCCATCAGAGGTCGCATAAAGTCATGAAGATCGAACTTGACTTTCCTCCAGCCTGCCTGTTCCCCAACAGGTCCAAGGGCACGCACTGGACGGTGACGCACAAGGCCAAGACGCTGTACCGTGACAACAGCGCTTGGTTGACCAAGGGCCAGCTCAAGGACTGGAAGCCAACCGACCAGAACTTGGCCCTGACCATCACTTTTGTGATGCCCGACAAGCGCTTGAGAGACACCGACAACTGCCTTGCTGCAGCCAAGGCTGGGCTGGACGGCATGGCCGACGCTCTAGGCATCAACGACCGACAGTTTCAGCCCGTGACGATCTACCGAGAGTACGGGTCAAAGCCCGGGAAGATGATCGTGGAGGTCGCATGAAAAAGCGCAGCAAGTACCGCCCCAAGGGCGTGCTGATCAACCCCTTGGCATACGTGCTGGAGAGCCTCAAGCCAGTCAAGGAGCACGATAGCTACCTGATCGACCTGAAGATCAAAAACCACGCAGCCATGGAGGTCGTGACAAAGGGTCGAGCCATGCGTGCTGACATGGACATTTTGATCAACATGGTCAACGTCGTCGAGGCTCTGTACCGATTGGGTTTCGGTGAGGACTACGGGGATGTTGTTCAGCAAGGGCTTGATGCCTTGCATGAGGTTGGATCGCGTGGCGCTAAGACTGGCCGCTTCATTCTCAAGGCTCATGAGATGAGCCATCTGAATCTCGTAATGGAGTTGCATGACGCCCAAATGGAAGTCATTACCGTCAAGGACATGGAAAAGGCCGTTGACATAGTCAACAAAGAATTTGACCAACGAAAAATGAGAAGGATGGCAGCATGATTTACTGGCCCGGAACAAAAATTGTCAAGAGCTACGGCAACGCCTTTAATTGGCGGGAAGAGCCCAGCGAGGTGACCTCCACCAAGGAGTTCAAAGCATCGGTCGCTGCCAAGCGCAACACCCACATGCAGAAGTCCCGTCAATTCACTGTCTACAGTAAAGCGCAGGCATCCAAATGAGCGACAAACTTATTGACCCCCAAGCCGCAGTCGACTACATGATTGCTCAGTCCGGCGAGTACGCGCAGGCCGAGGCCAACAAGATCTACATGGAAGAGATGCGCAAGACGATCAAGGCCGAGCAGATGCGTGCGGCTGAGACCGAAGGCGACTACAAGACCGCCGCCATGCAAGAGCGCGAGGCCTACGCCAGCAAGCGGTACAAGGACCATCTTGAGGCCCTCAGACAGGCCGTGGAGAAGCGCGAACGCCTTCGGTGGATGCTGATAGCCGCCCAAGCCCGAATCGAGGTCTGGCGGTCTCAGGAGGCCAGCAACCGCCACGTCGAGAAGGCCACGCTGTAGAATTTGATGTGGCTACCTTTAGCGGGGGAAAAGCAGATTGAACCACTGCCTGCCACACTCTTCTTGGTTCGCATCATGTGAGGTTCAACATGGAAATTTGGAAACCTGTTTTGGGTTTTGAAAAGTTTTATGAGGTCAGTTCCGATGGCAAAGTCAGATCTTTTGCACGCCAGAACAGCAGAAACAAAAGATGGATGGGGGGAACGATTGTTAATCCAATACTTGGGAGTCGAGGTTATTACGTTGTTAACCTGACTAGCCCCGGAAAAAGAAAACAAATTTTTCTGCACAAGGTTGTTCTTGAGGCTTTCAAAGGCGTAAGGCCCGATGGGTTAGAAGCCTGTCATAACGACGGCAACCGATTGAACTGCAATGTTGACAACCTTCGATGGGATACAAGATCTGGCAACCATCAAGATAAAAAACTGCACGGCACATGGCAAGTCGGAGAGAGGGCTAACAACGTCAAATTGAGCAACGAAATTGTTCTCTCAATAAGAAAGCTCGGCTTGAGTCCAAAACAGGCTGTTCAGCAATACGGTTTAAGTCCAACCAACGCAAAAAGAATAATCAACAGAAAGACTTGGAGGCATTTAAATGCAGAGTAAAAATAAACCAAACATGACGGCGGCAGAGCGCAGACATGTTGCTCTGCTTAAGGAAATGGATTGCGTTGTGTGCGGTGCCTCTGGCCCCAGCGAGTGCCACGAGATCAATCAGGGGCAGTGGTTTACTTCAATGCCACTTTGCGCTGACTGTCATAGGGGAAGCCTTCTTGGAATCCACGGGCAAAAACGCGCATGGCATGTTCGGAAGATGGATGAGATGAAGGCGCTGAACGTCACCATCCAGCGTATTAGGGAAACCACCTAGAAAATATTTTCAAAAGGGTGTTGTGAACCTTGAATTTTGTGTTCAAATACTTCTACAGCAAAACGAGCTGTGTAACTGAAAGGAACCTGATCATGAACGCAAACGACATCGCTCTGACCCAAGTCGACCGCTTGGGTTTTCTGTTGGCTCAAATCGCAGAGCTGACCAAAGAAGCTGACGCCATCAAGGACGCCATCAAAGATGCAGCCACTGCCGGTGGCGACAAGGTTGTCGAGGGCAACCTCTTCAAGGCCACAGTGGTCGAGGCCAACCGCAAGGTTGTTGACTGGAAAAACATCCAGAAGGTCCTCAACATTCCAGAGGACATCATCATCGACAACACCAGCATCACTGCTGTGTTCTCTGTCAAGACCACCTCACGTTAATTGGAGGTCAGCATGAGCAAAACACTCGACAACCTGCTGGCTTCGCGCCACTGGATCGCTCACATTGACGACGAGCGAGACATCGGCAACAGCATCATCGTCACCCTCGAAGAAGGCTGGGACTTTGAAGACGATAAGGGCTGTGGCGTCCGTGGCTTTGACACGGTGGCCGAAGTCAAGGCAGGCACCTCACGCCACAAGGTCGTGCAGCGCGTCATCCACATCAAGATGGCCCGAGCAATTTAAACCCACGGGGCTTCGGCCCCATCAAGGAGAGCACCATGAAAGTCAAAACCACCGTTCACATTCATTTTTGCCAATGGTCATGGGAAACAGAGGGCCAGTTTCAAGTCTTCTCGTGCAAGCTGGAAGACGACGAGCACCGCTCCTATGTCGGTGAGCAAGAGATCGAGATCGACGTCCCTGACAACTACGACCCACGCGCACAGAAGATTGCCGCGCTGGAGAAGCACAAGCAAAAAGTCATGGCCGACTACCAAAAGACCCTGACCGAGATCAATGCCCGGATCTCCAAGTTGCAAGCCATCGAATTTACAGCCTAAGGAGAACACCATGGACAAGAACATTGCAGCCATCTTGCGTGAAGACGCCAAAACATGCACCGTGGCCTTCCAAAGCGAAAACGGCAGCATGAGCAGCACCTACACCTACGTGACCCACCTTGCGCTGGAGGTTGGTGACTTGGTGGTGGTGCCATCAGGAAATCACAACGGTCTAAAGATTGCCGAGGTCATGACTGTTGATGACGACCTTGAGATCGAGCCAAACTCAGACATCAAATATAAATGGGTCGCTGATGTGATCGACGTCAAGGCAGCTCGTGAGAACCGGGACCGCAACATGGAGATCGAGAAAATGCTGGCCTCCACGTACCGTGTGAACGCACGCCAAGCCTATGCCCAGCAGTTTTTGTCCAACGCTGACCCCAAGGTGATTGCCTTGGTCAAGGGGCAGTAAATGACGGACTGCCAGCACCGCTGGGAGCCCGTTCATGGCCAACTCATTTACAAATGCGCCCGTTGCGGCGCGTTTATGAGGATTATCAAATGAGCAAGAAGATGACACGCTGGTTTCCAGTGAACATCAAACCCGTCCATGTCGGTGTGTACGAGACAAATCTGTACGGGTACATGGGGTACAGCTTATGGGACGGGAAGTGGTGGTGTGACACAGCGCAAAAGCCCGGATTGGCAAACAAGCGACCCGGGATGCAAAAGAAAAAGTGGCGCGGGTTTACGGAGAAGCAATCATGAACGAAGACAGCAATACATACCTTGGCGACGGCGTATACGCCAGCTACGACGGGTATCAAATTTGGTTGGCCGTGAATCACCACGAAAATATTCGAGTGGCAATTGAGCCAAAAGTTATGCGCGAGTTGTTGGCGTATGCCAGTCGTGTGTGGGGCGAGGAGAAGCAATCATGAACGAAGACGAAGACAAGCCCACCCCTGCGGACAGGCAGTTGGTGTGGGCCTTGGTGGCCTTCATTGTGCTGATGCTGGGCCTGTTGACCTTGAGGAGTTGTTTATGACCACACAACTTGTTCGTTCGTCCATGAAGCTGATGGCTGACGCTGGAGTCGATATTGTTGACATGAAATGGTTTGACATGACTGGTGCAGTTGGGGATAAGCAAAAAGCCAATCTTGATCCGGTGATGACGCATAGACCGCCTTTTGGCAAATGTTTTGTTGCGTGGCAGGGAAAAACCAGCCACCACCCAAGCTACGAGGTTTTGATGCTGGTGGCGGGAGAAGACCCAGATGAGGGTATTTCTGTGTCCATGTGGAAAGGCCCCTCTGGAACACGCTTGCGCCCTATTCCTGCAATGTTTTACTTCATTGAAGGTGACGAAATTCGTTATGGTTCTGTAAACGAAGATGAGCCGGTAGACAAAGAACTTGCTGAATTAATGCTGGCGCAGCTTGGAGCTTGGTATAGCGCAATGGATCGCCGCATGGAGGCATACACCCCGTCGGTGCGCGACACATTCACCAATCGCCGCAAGATTCAGCAAGGGAAATTGCCAACCTACGACTGGACAACGGTCTGGATTGAGCCAGCCAAGCCTCGATCAGAGGGCAAGGGGGGCACACACGCATCACCCCGCCTGCACGACCGTAGAGGCCACCTGAGGAGGCTCAAAACCGGCAAAAACGTCTGGGTAAAGTCCTGCAAGGTGGGTGACGCAAGCAAGGGAGCAATATTTCACGACTATGCAATCAAGGAGAAGAACACATGAAAGAAGAATGGCTGATGCCGGGAGCAGTTGTCCCGGTTGACCCTAATACAACAAAAGCATTGGTGGACGAGATCAAGCGTTTGATCGGGACTATTGGGGGAATGGCGTTGCAAGCCGCAGCACCTGTGCAGGAAAACACAATGATCTACAAAACCTTTGAGCAGTGGAAGAGTGGCAACGTGCTGGAGCATGGCGTTCCCCGCACCGAGCATTACAGCGAAGACCAACTCGATCTGGTGGAGATGGGCTGGAAGTATGGCTACGATGCTGGTCGCGCAGTGGAGCAAGCCCTCGACAAGAAGGCAGAGAACGCCAGAGAGTTGGGGCTGGACTATGAGCCTGTGCCGGAAAACTTCATAGACGCACTGAAGTTTGATGTGGCTATGCGTGATGCAGCACCTGTGCAGGAGCCTGTGGCGTTTGAAGTCGGCCTTGTCGAATGGGTCGGCAACAAGCTGATGGCTACACCGAAAACCACAACCACCCCACCCGCATCATGGGTGGAGATGGTCACGGCAAACCTTGTCCGCGAAGGCGTTACCAAGCATAAGGCCCGTGAGCTTGCAGAGCATTTTTATACCACCCCACCAGCACAACCAGCACCTGTGCAACAAGAGCGCGAACTTTTGCGTACCGCACAGAGCGAAGCTGTCATGCCATTGATTGGCCCACTGCTGGATGCTTGGGAAGGTGGCTCAGATTTCCTCAATGAATACCCCGCGCTTGACAAGCAGTTGCGGCGCATCCATCGCGCAATGGAACATTCCCAACCCGCAGCACCAGTGCAGACTGTGCAGGAGCCTGAGATCGTGCAGCGCGTTAAGCGGTATGCGGGGCAGACGATGCGGACGGCCAGAAACCCAAACGTCACAGCCCGAGAGTGCATTGAACTGGCGAACTGGATTGTTACCACCCAACCCGCAGCACAGCCAGCACAGCAAGAGCCGATTAACGTAGCGCAAGCCTATGCGATGGCTCAGGTCTGCTTAGATTTGCATGATGCCATTGGGTGCAAGTGGGGTGACAACCCGTATCTTGCAATAGACCGACTCAAAACCGCAGCACCTGTGCAGGAGCCTGTGGCGTGGGCGATGTATCAACGAGGTCGCCTTCAGTCATTTTGGTTGGACAGGGGCGATGCCTACGATTTTGAATTTACATCAGAGCACGAATGGAAACCCCTCTACACCACCCCATCAGCACAGCGGCAATGGGTAGGGCTGACGGATGAAGAGATTGACCAAGCATGGCGAAGCCTTGATTACACAGTCTCATGGGCACAACACCGGATTGATATTGCCCAAGCCATCGAAGCCAAACTCAAGGAGAAGAACACATGAGAGACACGATAGACATGGCCCGTGAGGCTGGCATTGAGTTTCAGCACATCACTGGAATTCTTGGGAAAGAAACAATCAGCACAATGGGTAGCCAGCGACTCGAACGGATTGAACGGCTCGTTGCCCTTGTCCGTGCTGATGAGCGTGAGGCAATGCTTCATCTGGCTCTTTTACATGCAGCGCCGTGGCATTTCCAAGAAGCCATCCGAGCAAGGGGGAAGGCATGACCAAAGAAGAAGCCCTTGCAGCCATCAAGCTGTTGTCCGCGCTGGAGTCGTGGGCGTTCAGTCAGCAAAGCAGACTGCCAGACTATCTGGTGGAGGACATTCAGCGCTCAATGGAAGTGCTGGAGCGCATCGTATTGGAGAAGCCATGACGCCAGAAGACGAAGAGTTCAACCGCATAGAACGTGAGGCCGATATGCGCTGGAAGGCCGTAAAAGCAGCCCTGAAGGGGCATCGGGAGCACATGGCTCAGTACATGACCGAGTACGAGCGTGGCGTCATTGACGGCAGGCAGATGCAGGTGCAGTCCAGTGTGGACAAGGCAGTCAATGCAATGGCGCGGCCAAGCGTCCCTGATGTCCTCACAACCAGTGAAGGCGAGACCGCCGACTACGTGCAGGGTTGGAACGACTGCAGGGCAGAGATGCTGCGAGGGAGTGGAGATTGAGCGAGACCAAGATGAGCGAGTACATCAAGGGGTTCAACGACGGCTATGCCTACGTGCTGACCCAGATCGAGCGCCACCCGCGCCTGACCACCGCCGAGTTGCTGAGGATGCTCAAGGGGGAGAGGCTGGAGGTCGGCCCATCCATCCTTCCCGCCCGGGAGAGGGACAAGCACTGTGATTGAACATAAAAGCCAAGCAAATTGTGGGGGTATTGCACACTCTTGAATTTTCTGTTCAAATACACTTACAGCAATCGAGCTGGGTAATTGAAAGACAGACATGACAGCAACTACTCAAAACCGCACGTTCCGCTCAAACCCAATCGAGCACCCAGACGCATACGCTGCGGCCACCAAGCGCATCATCATTGCCAACGCACGCAAGACTTGGCTTGCTAACACTCCTCGCGCCCACGAGATCCTTGACGCCGCCGACGCTGGCCGCGACTACGACAACAATGGCAACGAGTCCTACAAAGAAGGATTCATGGGTTCTATGGCCCACGCCCTCGACGCCTACGGCAAGCTCACCCCAAAGCAGTGCGAGGCCATCCTGAAGGGTATCGACGCCCGTGCAGCCAAGAAGGCTGAGTGGGCCAGCGAGAAGGCTGCTTTGGACGCCAAGCGTGCTCATATCGGTGCTGTGGGCAAGAAGGTTACCCTTGAGCTGACCGTGGTCCACGTCGTGGTGCTCGAAGGCATGTATGGCACAACCTATATTCACATCTGCGAAGACGCAGACCAGAACGTGGTCATCTACAAGGGCAGATCTGAAGCCATCCCCGGCAAAGGCCACGTTGTCAAAGTGATGGCTACTGTCAAAGAGCACGGTGTGCGTGATGGCGTCAAGCAGACTGTCATCCAGCGTCCAAAGGCAGTTTGATCACCCTACCTCAAATGCGGGTATTTGAGGTAATTGAATTTTGTGTTCTAATAACCCTACAGCAAAACGAGCTGTGTAACTGAAAGACACACCATGGAATACGCAAACCACTACGGCTACTCTGACGTCAACCCCTACGAGGTGGTCAAGCGCATCAGCAACAAGACCATTGAGATCCGCGAGATGGATGCAGTGCTCGACCCAAGTTGGGTCCCTGATTGGAAGGTTGGCGGCTTTGCAGGCCACTGCGCAAACCAGCACGAGCAGCGGTGGGACATCAAGAGCAATGCCGAGAACCCAGTGGTCCGCATCCGTCTGGGCAAGCAGGGCTGGAAAGACAAGCATGGCCGCAAGTTTGACCTGCGCGACCATCCCACCAAGTTCTACGATTACAACTTCTGAGGTGAACGCGATGACAAACCAAACCATGGGCAGCATGTTCGACGAGGTGGAGGCCGAGCTGCTCAAGCAGTTCAAGGCCTTGACCCCCAAGCAGTTGGAGATTGAGGAACACCGCCGCAAGCTCCAGCGCCAGTACGAGGCGTCACTCAACAACATCGAGACCGACGAGGACCGCGCCGACAAGGACGAGTACCCGGACGACGAGGATTAGAATGACAGGACGCCCCGGAAAGACGGGGACCATCACGCATGGGGATTGGATGCCTACAGGAGTCCCGTCTGATCAACGAGAGAGGGTTCAACTCCCTCGCCAGTCCCCAGCCGTGTTGGTGAATGCGCAGGCTGATGCGCGGGTTCGTATAGTCGGGATACACCCCCGTCATGCCGGGTTCAGCACCGGCCACCAACAACATTTATCGCGGAAGGTGCTGGGCACCGGCAGGTTTCATAAGCCTGATCGCGTACCGTTCGATTCGGTATTCCGCAACCAGTTTGCCCCTTACTTGAACAACAGGGTAAACTTCGGGCATCCATATGTCTCTGAAAGTACGAGATGCCACGCAAAAGCACCAAATCGGGCGCACAAGCCCCCGAAACATCCATCGAAGGGGTAGACACACCCCCGATGCCTTCCATCGCTCAAATCCTCGAAGATGCAGCCACTAAGGGTAAACCCGAAGGCTTCGCCGCAAAAGGAAAAAAGATGGGAAGACCGACAATCTTCAGCCAGCAGTTGGCAGACATCATCTGTATCCGCATAGCAGAGGGAGAAAGCCTAAGGGAGATATGCCGGGATGAAGACATGCCGGAGAGGGTGACGATTTACCGATGGTTGCAAGCAGACCCTGACTTTTGTAACCACTACACCCGCGCCAGAGAGGACCAAGCCGACACTTTGGCCGACGAGATCATCGCCATCGCTGACGAGCAGCCCGAGATCATTGCCGTGACCGACAAGCGCACGGGTGAGTTGATCGAGCACAAGCTGGACGGTGCCTTCCTCCAGTGGCAGAAGAACCGCATTGACGCCCGCAAGTGGACGGCTATGAAGCTCAAGCCCAAGAAGTACGGCGACCGCCAGATCCTTGCTGGTGACGCAGAGAACCCGTTGGAGATCCAGAACGACGCCATGACCATCTTGGCCGCAGCCGTGAAGAACCTCGAACTCAAGCGTCAGACCGTCAATGAGCAGTGATCTGCTGGACACCCTGCAAGACCCTGAAGTCCTGCAGGCCCTGAGCGTCGCCCCTGACACCCACAAGATGGCCTTCGCCAAGCGGGCTAAGTGGCTCACAGAGGCGCACAACCATCAAGTGCTGCCCCATGGCTCGTGGTGGTCGATCTGGCTGCTGCTGGCTGGCCGTGGAGCCGGGAAGACCCGCACCGCTGCCGAACAGATCTGGTGGTGGGCATGGGAGCATCCCGGCACACGCTGGCTGGTCTCCGCCCCAACGAGCGCCGACGTCCGGGCCACCTGCTTTGAGGGTGACTCCGGGCTGCTGGCCGTCATCCCCAAGATCCTGATCGCTGACTACAACAAGCAGATGCACGAGCTGAAGCTGGTCAACGGCTCACTGATTAAGGGTATACCCGCATCTGAGCCTGAGCGCTTCCGGGGTCCACAGTTCCATGGGGGTTGGTGTGACGAGCTGGCCGCATGGGACTACCTGCAGGAGGCTTGGGACCAGATCATGTTCGGCATGCGCCTAAAGGTGGACGCCGACTGGAAGACCCGCCTCATCTGCACCACCACCCCGCGCCCCAAGGACCTGATCGTCGAGCTGGTGGGCCGGGAAGGGGATGATGTCCACCTGACGACCGCCTCGACCTATGCCAACATCGACAACTTGTCGGACAACTTCCGCAAACAGATCCTGCAGTACGAGGGCACCAAGCTCGGGCAGCAGGAGATCTATGCCGAGATCCTTGACCCCGAGGAGGGTGGCATCGTCAAGCGGGACTGGTTCAAGCTCTGGCCTGCAGCCAAGCCGCTGCCCAAGCTGGAGTTCATCCTGCAGAGCTACGACTGCGCCTTCACCGAGAAGGCCCAGAACGACCCCACTGCCTGTATCAGCTTCGGGGTGTTCAAGCCTCAGGACGGCGGTATGTGCGTGCTGGTCATGGACGCTTGGCAGGACCGCTTACAGTACCCTGACATGAAGGACAAGGTGCTGGAGGAGTACGAGTCGGTCTACGGCGAGGGCAAGGACGCACGCCGGGTCGATCTGGTGCTGGTGGAGGAGAAGGCTTCGGGCATCTCCCTGATCCAAGACCTGCAGCGTGCCCACGTCTTCGTGCGTGCCTACAACCCCGGGCGGGCCGACAAGGTCCAGCGGCTGTCCATCGTGGCGAACATCATCCGGGCTGGCCGGGTGTGGATACCCGAGAGCAGCAACCGTAAGGGATACGTCAGGGACTGGGCCGAGGGCATGGTCAGCCAGATCTGTTCCTTCCCGGAGACGACCCACGACGACTTCTGCGACGCCATGAGCCAAGCCCTGCGCTACCTGCGCGACGCTGGCTGGCTGAACATTGACCCGCCACCACCGGAAGACTACGATGCCGATGATGTCATCGACGCAGGCTGGGAGCACCGCAAGCGCGAGAACCCCTACGCCGCCTAAGCTGACCCGCTGCGAGGTGCTGGGGGTTTGCCAAGGGGTAAAGCGCTGCAAGACCTGCCCGGGCCTTGGAGTGGACTTGACCACCCCCCGAAGGCATAATCAGGGCAAATCTACCTTCTAAGGCTCGAACATGCCCAAACCCTCCGAGCAAGCCGCCTTCGGCATCTATCCTCAAGCAGGAAAGCGCGGCCAACGCAAGCCCACCGCCAAGGAGCAGCTTGCTCAGATCTTCTCCGACGACCGAGCGATGGAGCTGCCCAAGCTCGAAGACTATGACCTGTCCGTCCCAACCATGGAAAATCGCGCCCTGAGCCAGCGCATATCTGCGCGTCAGGCCGACCTTAAGCGTCAATCTGATGAAGCCATGTCCCCGCTGGAGAAGATTGCCGGTGGCATACAGACTGGCCGACTGATCGGCTCCGGGATGTACCAAGCGGCCAAGTCCCTGCCCACGGCCATCACCAAGGGCGGCAAGGCGGCTGAGGAGTACATCGCTGAGAACATCTACAAGCCCAACCAACCAAAGGCCTATGAGTACGCTGAGGACGTGGGCAACTTCCTGCAGAGCCTTGAGAGCGACTACAAGATCCCTCCCATCATTCCTCAGGCCATGATGCTGCAGAACGTGATTGGCCCAGCCACACGGCAGGCAGGCAGAGCAGCCCAGCAGGGGGCAAGGCAGGGCGCACTGAACCTAGCCGCCCCTCGCACCCTGAACTCTCAAGCCGGTGTTTTTGTCGGCCCCAAGGCCAAGACATGGAACAAAGCCAAGGCTGACATGGCTGTTGGCATGGAGAAGTCTGGCTACACCCCTGAGGAGGTCTGGCAGGCCACTGGCACCTTCCGTGGGGCTGACGGCATCCTGCGCCAAGAGATCGACGACCGCGCAGCCAAGCTGGTCCTGCCTGATGAGCAGCAAGACCGAGTCGCAGCCCTCAAAGGACGGGTCGGCGAGTTGAAGGAGAGCATCAAGCCGACGCCCCAGAAGGATCTGTTCCCCAAGGCCTTGACCGAAGCCAAGAAGGGCGTCAGGAGCGACATCGACGCCTTGAAGGAGGAGATCTCAGGCCGCAGCAAGAACGCCCGCACGCAGGGCATTGACGCCCAGTACGCCTTCGACCACCCCGAGCTGTATGAGGCCTACCCTGAGCTGCGCAACCTGAACATCACCATGGGTGGCAACGAGGGGGCATCTCAGGGGGCCATGGGCTCCTTGAGCGTTTTGCCCAAGAGCGGAGGCTACCCGGGGCACATGGAGATGGATATGTACAACCGTGGGCTGATGAGCAAGAACCCCACGTCAACTGCCTTGCACGAGATGCAGCATGCCGTACAGACGCTTGAAGGCATGGGTCCGGGCGGTAGCCCTACGTTTGCCTTCCAGAACCCAGAGGCTTTTGAGATCCTCAAGCAACTGCGTGAAGAGGCCTACAAGCCAGCCTCGTTTGAGGATTTTCAGAGGGTCAACAAGTACCCCGAGGATGAGGCCAAGGCTGCGTATGTGCAGTACGTCAACGAGCGCAAGGCAAACCCAATAACCAGCGACAAGGTTGAGCGTGCTCTCCAAGAGACTGCCGCCATGACTTACTACAAGCGCTTGGCTGGCGAGGCCGAGGCCCGGGCCGTGCAAGACCGCCAGATGATGACGCCCCAGCAGCGCCTGCAGTACCCGCCACCCACAAGCTATGACGTGCCGCAGGAAGACCTGATCGTCAAGCCTCCCCGCGAGTACGCCGATGGTGGCCCTGTCCACTTCTCCGACAACCCAGACGTCATGCAGCTTGAGCTGGCTGGTGGTGGTCTGGTCAAGAAGCTGGCAAGCACAGTTGGCAAAGCTGCAGAGTCAGCCGGGATGAAAGCCCCCGTAACCGCTGGCAAAGATCTGACCACCCTGCAAGACGTCCACACCAACTTGGGTGACAGGGTCCGTGCTGGCGCTATGGAAGCCCAAAAGATGATGGGAGGCTTCGACTATCAATACGACAAGGGCCAGCGAGTCTTCACCAAAGACAGCGCAGGAAAGAACAAGCCGCCCTACACAATCCTGAACCGCACTCGTGTTGGCAATCAGGTGATGCGCGAGGACCATCCTGAGTTTGGCCCGGGCATGGGGAAGCCAATCATTGACCCTGAGACGGGCAAGGCAATGAGGTCGCCATACGAGCCGGGATACCGTGTTCGCATGGAGCGCGGCCCTGATGACTGGAGCGAGTTCGAGATCCCGCAGAAAGCCATCGTTGGCGATGTTGAGATGGCTGGTGGCGGACTGGTTGGCAAGCTGTCAAAGACCGCCAAGGCTGCTGCAAAGCCCGTGAAGGGCACGCAGGATGTGCTGCCTGCGGCAGAGCGGGAAGAGAACCTGCAGAAGTTCCTTGGCAACAGCAGGATCAGGGAGCGTTTGTATCACGCAACCCCTAAGGACTTCAAGCAGTTCAAGCCGGGTGGTGATGACCCCACGATGAGCGGACCAGCAATCTGGCTGACACCTGATGCGACGAAGCAGCCTGCCGCTCACAACATCAGCAGTCGCACACAGGAGTTTAGGGAAGGCACCAACGTCATGCCTGTTCATGTGCAGGCCAGATCTCCGCTGATGCTTGACGACAAGCTGTCAATCGAATGGGCGCGAGATGTTTTCGCAGACGGTAGCAGTGAGTTCCCTGACCTGATCGCCCCCAAGACGATTGAGGAGCTGAAGAAGGAAGGCTACGACAGCATCATCCATGCAGACCCCTACGGCAACCGTGGCGGGGAGCAGGAGATCATCATGTTCGAGCCGAACAAGATCAAGTCGGCCATCGGCAACCGTGGCACATATGACATCGAAGATCCGGACATCACCAAGGCCGACGGTGGTGCCGTACAGATGTCTGGTGGTGGTGCTCTGGCAAAGATGGGCGCTAAGGGAGCGGCAAAGGGCGCAAAGGAGGCCGCTGTGCCTTTGAGCGTTCCTCGTGTCCGACCAACCACCAAGGACATCTTCGAGGCTGCAGAGCGCGTTGGCAAGCAACAGGCTGGTGAGTTCGTTCGTTCCCCTTTACTCAAGGACACTACGAACCTTGCTGGACGCTCAAAAAGAGAGTTTGACCGACTCAAGAAGCTGGACTACAAGGTTACGCCAATCAAAGACCTGCCAGAGATGAAGCCCTACGAGGCCAAGATTGGTGAGGTCAACATCGCTTTGCCGGGTGACCAGACCATCTCTGACATGCTTTTGGAGAGCGTTGATGGCATCCCGATTGGCACGACATCAGAGGGCGGTGCTTTGTTTGGCCGTGGCCGTCTGTCCGACCCGGAAGAGACCCGTGCGTTCTGGGCATCAAACATTGGCCCTGCAGAGTTGTTTCAGAAGAAGGTCACCGAGCTTGCCCAGTTGTATGACACCGACATGGTGACTGCGTACCACTTGGCGATGGGTCAAATGTCCAACAACTTCGCGCAGCACATGGCTGACGCAAGCATCAGGGCGATTGACTATTCCAAGCTCAACAAAGACAAGATGAACGCCTTCGACAAAGTCGTGTCCAAAGGCTACGTTGACCCAACAACCAAAGAGCGGGTGACGTTCGAGAACTGGCCCGGTATTGCAAGCCCAGAGGAAGCCCTGCAGGCAATGAAGGAAGACCCGAAGCTGCGCAAGTGGTTCAACAACCGCATGAAGACAGAGAAGGTCACCAAGCCCCTTGATCTGCCAAACGCCAAGTCAATCGAGTACGCCATGACTGAGCCTGAGTTGAGGGACATGGAGATCAACCTCACCGGCCTGTCTGCTGGTCGCATGAAGCCCGGTGCTGAGTTGATTCCTGACTCTGCGCACCAGACCTACAGCCACGACATCCCGGGCACTGCTTTGGGTCGTGCGCCCGAGCTGTCCCCGTTCTCGATCAGCTTCCCTGATGTGACGGCATTTGTCCGCGAGAAGTACCGCCCACAGGACTTCACCGGCACCATTCAGAAGGTGTTCCCGCATCAGGTGGTTGATGAGGCCTACCTCGACGATATGTACAAGTACTACACCCAGTTGCGCAAGGTGCGCGGCTTCAACGAGGGTGGCTCTGTGCGCAAAGCTGCAGGTGGTGAGATCACCGCCGACGATCTGATCCTCGAAGAAAGGAAACTGTAATGGGTGTACTCGATCTAGTCGGCGTGGCCGCAAAAGGGGCCAAGAAGGCCGCTCCGTTCTTCTCCAAGGCTGACATGGTCTTGGATGAGCTGCCCCGTGGCAAAGGCTTGGGCAACGAGTTCTTGGGTGAGCTGGTCAAGAAGGGTGCAAAACCCACCGAGCTGCGTGAGCGTGGCATCGAGAAGGCCTTGAAAGACAAGCCCAAGATGACCAAGGCCGAGGTGCAGAAGATCTTTGAGGATAAAGCCCCGCCCAAGGTGCAAGAGAAGGTCTTGAGCAGCGAATCGCCTGACTACGAAGACTTCTTGGAGGCCAAGGCCCAAGAGGAGTACGGCGTTGACTGGTTTGATCTCAACAAGCAGGAGAAGGCCAGACTCGAAAAGATGTTCAGGGAGCTGCCCACAACGCAGTACGAGCAGTACAAGACCCCGGGCGGCGAGAACTACCGCGAGATCCTGCTGAAGCTGCCAAAGCGCGGCCTGACCAAGATGGAGCAGGACGAGCTGATGCTGTACGAGGCTGACTTGCGCCGCACTGAGGGGAAGGCCACCCCAGAGAGGATGGCTCGTTACCAAGAACTCAAGGCCAAGGAGCCTGCTGGCGCAACGAACTACACCAGCAGCCACTACCGCGAAGACCCCAACCTGCTGGCCCACATCCGTGTGCAGGACTTCCAAGTGCCATCAAAGGGGTATGCCGTGGTTAACACTCGCTCGGGCAACAAGTCTGAGGTATTCCCGACAATTCAGGAGGCGCATGCTGCCATGTTTCAGTACCCTGAAAATATGCGCAGTCAGTTGAAGTTGGCACCGGCACAAGGCAAGCCCAAGAAGGTTCTGCTGGTTGACGAGATCCAGTCTGACTGGCATCAGGCTGGGCGTAAGGGCGGGTACAGCAACAAATATAAGCCTGAGGATTTGTCGCCATACAGCAAAGAGCAAGCGCAATCTGAATTTGGATTAGACAACGCTGATTTATTCTGGTATCTAAAAACACCAGATCAAGTTTTTCAAATTCCTAAGTCGCGTTTTGACTCAATGGATGCAGCCGCTCAATATGTTTTGAGTGAAAAGACAACAGCCGGAGCAGTCCCCGACGCCCCATTCAAGAAGAACTGGCACGAGCTGGCAATGAAGCGCGTGCTGGATTACGCAGCAGAGAACGGCTACGACAGCATCGCCATCACCCCGGGTGCAGAGCAAGCCAAGCGGTATGACCTCAGCAAGCAGATTGACGCAATTGAGTGGAACCCAGAAAAAGGCCGCTTGTATGCAAAACAAAAAAACAGCAGCAATTTTGACAAGATGGCCGATGATGTGACGCCAGAAAATCTTGCCGATTACATTGGCAAAGAGGCGGCAGAAAAGTTGATTGCGCAGCCTTACGCTGGAAGTTACAAGCAACTTAATGGCGTTGACCTCCAAGTCGGCGGCGAGGGCATGAAGGGCTTCTACGACAAGATCCTGCCCGACTACTTGAACAACTTCGGCAAACCCTACGGCTCCTCGGTCGGGGAGATTGAACTGAAAAAACCGATTACTCGCGCTTGGTCAATAGAAGATCTGTACCTAGACACCGGGGTTACACCTGATCAATGGCAGCAGATGAGTTCACCAGACCGCCAAGCTCTACGCAACAAACACTTTGCTGATTTCTCAAACAGAGAAGAGTTTGAGAACTACGGCAGGTTCCACTCCTTCGACATCACCCCGCAATTGCGCGAGGAGGTCAAGGCCAAAGGCCTGCCCCTGTACAGCAAGACTGGCATGGGGCCAGAGGGCTTGGCCGCAGGCTCAGGAGCGGCGACAATCGGCTCTCAAATGTTTGACGAGAATAATGAACAACAGGTTCAAAATCCGGTACATTTCACCGAAAACCCAGATGCTATGCTTCTGGAACTGATGCAGAGGAATTGATTCATGGCTACAGAGTTCCCAATCGAACCCGAGTACGGACGCTTCGTCCCCGGCGTTCCAGACCAGCCAGAAGAGACCCAAGACGACGAGATGGAGTTCGAGCTGCCTGACGAATCCACCGAGCTTGAGGAGCTGCCTGACGGCTCTGTGGTGGTGTCCATGGACACCGAAGGCCCGATGGAAGACGGCGAGTTCTACCAGAACTTGGCCGAAGTCATCGACCCGGGTGAGCTGGGCAGCATCGCCCTGCGGTACATCGACCTGATCGAGAAGGACAAGCAGGCCCGCGAGGAGCGCGACAAGCAGTACGAGGAGGGCCTCAAGCGCACCGGTCTGGGCAAGGACGCCCCCGGTGGCGCAACCTTCTCCGGCGCGTCCAAGGTGGTTCACCCCGTCATGGCCGAGGCCTGCGTTGACTTTGCCTCCCGCGCCATCAAAGAGATGTTCCCGCCTGACGGCCCGGTCAAGACCAAGATCTTGGGCAAGGTCGACGAGGACAAGACAGCCAGAGCCGAGCGCAAGCGCGACTACATGAACTGGCAGCTCACCGAGCAGATCGAGGAGTTCCGCGACGAGCAGGAGCAGCTCCTGACCCAGCTCCCGCTGGGCGGCTCCCAGTACATGAAGCTCTGGTACGACGAGCAGAAGAAGCGCCCCTGCGCTGAGTTCCTGCCCATCGACCGGGTGATTGTTCCGTTCTCGGCCACCAACTTCTACACCGCCCAGCGTGCGACCGAGGTCCATGTCATCACGGAGTGGGAGTTCAAACGCCGCATCCGCACGGGCCTGTACCGTGACATCGACGTCATCCGGGCGACCATGCAGCCGGACCAGACTGCAGCGGAGAAGGCCAACGACAAGATCGAAGGCCGCAAGTATCAGGACAACGAGGACGGTGAGCGCACGGTCTACCACGTCTACTGCCACTTGGAGCTGGACGAGGACGGCGAGTCCAAGGGCGAGATGGCCCCGTACATCATGATGATCGACGACTTGGAGCACGAGGTTATCGGCCTGTACCGCAACTGGGAAGACGGCGACGACACCATGACCAAGCTGGACTGGGTTGTGGAGTTCAAGTTCATCCCATGGCGCGGTGCCTATGCCATTGGCCTGCCCCACCTGATCGGCGGCTTGTCTGCGGCCCTGACTGGCGGCATCCGCGCTCTGTTGGACAGCGCACACATCAACAACGCCGCCACCATGCTCAAGCTCAAGGGGGCCAAGATCAGCGGCCAGAGCCAGCAGGTCGACGTCACCCAGATCGTGGAGATCGAGGGCGCACCCGGCGTGGACGACATCCGCAAGATCGCCATGCCCATGCCGTTCAACCCACCCTCGCAGGTGCTGTTTGAGCTGGTGGGCTACCTCGACAAAGCCGCCCGGGGCGTGGTCACCACCGCCGAGGAGAAGATTGCCGACGTCAACGCCAACACCCCTGTGGGCACGACTCAAGCTCTGATCGAGCAGGGCGCTGCCGTGTTCTCGGCCATCCACTCCCGCCTGCACGACTCGCAGGCCCGGGTGCTGAAGATTCTTGGCCGCTTGAACCGCTGGTACTTGGACGACCAGCGCAAGGGCGAGATCGTCGAGGAGCTGGAGATCGAGTCCGAAGACTTCCGCCGCAACACTGACGTGGTGCCAGTCTCTGACCCCCACATCTTCTCCGAGACCCAGCGCATGGCCCAAATGCAGGCTGTGCTGGCCCGGGCCGACAAGGCACCTGACCTGTACAACCGCCAAGCGGTGGAGCAGCGCCTCCTCAAGCAGCTCAAGATCCCGGCCATCAACGAGTTGCTCAAGGACACCCCAGCCCCCGAGGAGCGCACACCAGCGGACGAGAACGTCGCTATGGCCTTGGGCCAGAACGCCTTCGCGTACATCCAGCAGGATCATCTGGCGCACATCCAGAGCCATCTGGACTTTGCCCTGAACCCGATCTTCGGCTCGAACCCGATCATGGCCTCGTTCTACCTGCCACGCAGCTTGGAGCACATCAAGCAGCACATGGTCATGTGGTACTTGAACCGCATGAACGGCTACGTCTCCAAGGCCCGTGGCGACAAGCCTCTGACCGAAGAGGAGTACGAGAACAAGCAACTGACAGCCGAGATCGACAAGGTGTTCGCCATTGCGTCTCAGCACGTCAAGATGGACAGCGAGAAGGCCTTCTCCCAGATCGTCCCGCTGATCCAGCAGCTCCTGCAGTCCATGCAGCAACTCGCACCCAAGCCCCAGCTTCCACCCGAAGCCATGGTCCTGCGCGAGACCTCCATGGCCGAGACAGAGCGCCGCGCCAAGAAGGACGCTGGCGAGTTGCAACTCAAGGGCCAGCAGCTCCAACAGGAAGCCGCCGAATTCGACCGCAAAGAGCAAATGGACATCGCGCTCAACTCCGTGGACAACCTCACGAAAGAGCGCATCGAGACTGCACGTCTGACCCAGAAGGATCAGATATTGCAAACAGAGCAGTTTGAAACTGCAATCCGCCTCCAGCAAGAGGCACAACGCAACCTAGGAGTCTGAAATGGCAACCAACCCTTATCACAATGAAGCCGTGCCCATGCACAAGCGCATCGCTGCTGGCGAGAAGCTCGACGGCACATCCCTGAAGTCGCAGGGCGGCAACGCCAAGCCTGCACAACCCAAAGGAGGCGCACTGAGCCAGAAGAAAAAATGAAAACCATCTCCGACCTCATCGGCGCGATAGAGTCTCGAAAGGCTGAAATAAGCCTGTCCCTAGCGGCTGGAAATGCTGCGACATGGGAGACCTATCAGCGAATGACTGGTCATTACGCAGGACTCGGGGAGTCTCTGCAAATCTTGAACAATCTTCTGAAGGAAGACAATGACAATGATGAATGAACCGGAAGCGTTTACCGACGCTGACATTGCTTGGGCATTTCCGAGCGTAGATCCCGGCGCAAAACCTCTCGGTGGGCGAATCCTCGTGCAACTACGCCGCACCAAAAAGAAAATGACTGGGTCTGGAATCATCTTGGTTGAAGAGACCAAAGATGCAGAGAAGTGGAACAACATGGTGGCGAAAGTCATCGAGGTTGGGCCAATTGCATTCAAGAGCCGCGACACCATGCAAGACTGGCCTGAAGGCTCATGGGTTGTTGCTGGCGACTACATCCGTGTCCCAAAGTGGGGCGGAGATCGCTGGGAAGTGAAAGTGCCGGGAGAGGACCACCTCGAAGACCCTGCCCTCTTCATGATCTTGAATGACCACGAAGCCATCGCCAAGGTGACATGCAGTCCCCTTGAGATGCGTTCTTTTATTTGAGGTGAATCATGGCTGAACAAGCACAAGACGAACAAATTGAAGTCAAGGAAGCGGTAGACGGTTCAGCAACCGTTGACCTTCCTGACAGCATCCCGAACCCCCAAGCGGATCAGGATGACAACGACAACGACGACGACCGCAACGAGCCAAAGATGGCCGAGGGCGGTGAGGCGGATGGCGATGCCGACCACCCCGATGACTCCGAAGCACTGCGTGCCGCCAAGCGCGACCGCCGTCGCACCAAGAAGCAACTGGTGCGTCAGACCAACGTCGAGAAGGAACTGAAACTCCAAATGCTGGAGCGCCAGAACCAAGACCTGATCCAGCGACTGTCCGTGGTGGAGCGCAAGACGCACTCCGCTGACTTGGCCCGCATCGACAAGGCCATTGAGGACTCCGAGCTGCGCATCAACTACGCCAAGATGAAGCTGTCGGAGGCCGCTGAGTCTCGTGACGGCAACGCCATGGCAAAGGCTCAGGAGATGTGGATGGAGGCCCGCCAACAGGCTGAGTCTCTGCGCAACCTCAAGAAGAGCGCCACCCAGCCACGGCAGGAGTCCAGCATCCCTGATCCCCGCCTGCAGCGCAACGCCAGCGATTGGATGGAGCGCAACTCGTGGTTCAACCCTGACGGCAAGGATCTGGACAGCCGGATCGCCAAGCAGGTTGACGAGACCCTGACCCAAGAGGGCTGGGACCCCAACTCGCCCGAGTATTGGACCGAGCTTGACAATCGCTTGCAAAGGTACGTATCACACCGATACAATGCAAGCACCGATGAGAATCCAAATCAACGGAGTAAACCAAGGGGTATCGTGACTGGCTCTGGACGTGAATCAGCCTCAAGGGCAGGTGGTAAAAACACCTTCACTTTGTCTCCCGAACAAGTTCGGGCGATGAAGGATGCGGGTTTCTGGGATGACTCAGAAAAGCGCAACAAGATGATCAAGCGTTACGCAGCCGAAGCTCGTCAATCACAAGGTTACAGGAGTTAAAAATGGATTCTCGTCTCAAAAAATCTCTTCAGGCCGGTGGCCGCAATGATCGCGCAAGCGAGGACGCAAGCCGTCGACCGCCTGAGGAAAAGTTCATGAGTGCGCAGGAACGTCGAAAGATGTGGAGCGACGAGTGGACGCAATCGGCTCTGCCCAAGACACCCCAAATCCCGGGATGGCACTTGTGCTGGCTTTCTACAACCAACGCTTACGACACCATCGACAAGAGAATGCGACTCGGCTATGTACCTGTGACGGCAGATGAGATACCCGGGTTCGACAGTTTTCGAGTCAAGGCTGGTGAGCATGTTGGGCACATTTCGTGCAACGAGATGCTGTTATTCAAACTGCCCATGGATGTCTACCAAGACGTTATGGCGCAGATGCACTATGAAGCCCCCCGCGACGAGGTGGAGCGTATCCTCTCTCAAGCGGAAAGCGCAGGTGCAAAAGACAGCTCTGGTCGCAAGTTGGTGCAGATGGAAGCGGGTATGGACAGATTCGATCAACAGCAACCCAACCGTGCCCCCGTTTTCGAGGGCTAATTTTAAGGAGCTAGACTATGTCTGCAACAAACGCTCCGTTCGGCTTGCGCCCTGCGTTCCACCCCTCCGGTCTGGATCGCGCCACGGCGCTGGCTGACGGTATCACCTCGGGCTACGGCTCGGCAATCCTCAAAGGCCAACCAGTCAAGTATGTGACTGGCGGCGTCATTCAACCCGCTGCCGCTGGAGACGCCTTCGTTGGCGCATTCGCTGGCGTCGAGTTCACTGACACCACTGGTCGTCATCGCGTGTCCAACAACTGGCCTGCCTCTACGGCTTACCAGACTGGCTCGTGCATCGCCTACTTCTATGCCGATCCCAACATCGTGTATGAAATTCAGGCTGACGGCTCTTTGGCCCAAACCTCTATTGGCGACGAAGCCGATTTGAGCAACACCACCGCTGGTTCCACGACCACTGGTCTGTCGCAATGCACTCTGTCGACCACACTGGTTGGCGCAGGCAACAGCGCTCAGATGCGTATCGTGAACCTCGCTCCGTACCCCGGTAACGACTGGGGTGATTCTTTCACTATTGTCCGTGCAACCATCGCCGAATTCCAATTCGCTGGTGCTGCCGGAACAGCAATCTAAGGAGGGAGTGAACCATGGCCGCTCCAATGCGCAGTACCGACTTTCGTAGCATTGTCGAACCCATTCTGAACGAGTGCTTCGACGGTGTCTACGATCAACGTGCCGATGAATGGTCTCGCGTTTTCCGCGAACAAGAAGGCATCCCACGCAACTACCACGAAGAGCCCGTCCTGTACGGCTTCGGCGCTGCTCCGCAGATGGCCGATGGCACGCCTGTGACGTATCAACAAGGTGGTGTGTTGTTCCTGAAGCGTTACGTCTATGACGTGTACGGCTTGGCCTTCGCTTTGACCAAGGTTTTGGTTGAAGACGGCGACCACATCCGTATCGGTCAGGTGTACGCTCGTCACCTCGCTCAGTCCCTGATCGAGACCAAAGAGACTCTGTCTGCCAACGTCCTGAACAACGCCTTCACTGGCGGTCAGTACGCTGGTGGTGACGGTGTTGCTTTGAACAGCGCTTCCCACCCCATCGTGAACGGTACTTTCAGCAACTTGCTGGCGACCGCCGCCAACCTGTCCCAGACTTCTCTGGAGCAGATGTTGATCCAGATCCGTCAGGCTGTGGACAACAACGGCAAGCGTATCCGTTTGGTGCCCCGCCAATTGGTGGTTGCCCCCGGCAACGTGTTCCAAGCTGAAGTTCTGCTGAAGAGCGTTCTGCGTGCTGGCAACGCAAACAACGACATCAACCCCGTCAAGTCCATCGGCTTGCTGGACGAAGGTGCCGCTGTTATCTCGCGTTTGACCAACCCGTCGGCATTCTGGGTGCAGACCGATGCTCCAGAAGGCATGAAGCTGATGATGCGTCGCAAGCTGGAAAAGACCATGGAAGGCGATTTCGAAACCGACTCCATGCGCTACAAGGCTACCGAGCGTTACGACGTGGGCTTCACTGACCCACGCGCAATGTACGGCACTCCCGGCGTCTAAATCTAAGCGGGGGCTTCGGCCCCTGCGCTACAAGGAGAAAAGACAATGGCACAAACCTATTTTGGTTCTACCCTGCGTGCAGGCTCTGGCACATTGACTGACACTGTGGATGGCGGCTTCGTCGTCATGACACAGACCACCACTGTGACAACCATCGCCGCTGGCACCGCTACAAGCGCAACCATCACCATTCCCGCATCCTCGCAGATCATCAACCTCATTGTTGACGGCACTGTGGTGGCTGTGGCTGGCGCTGGAACTGCGACAACAGTCCCTGTGACCATCGGCACTGCTGCCGCTGGAACTCAGTACCTGTCTGCCACTGACGCCATCGCTGGTGGTCGTATCGCTTTGGCCTTCACTGCTGCTCAAACAGCCGCGATGGCTGATGTTGGCGCGAACACCTCTGTTGTCATCACGGCTGATCCAAACGGCACGATCAGCACGACCCAAGGCGTTTATCGCCTGACGGTTGTGTATGCTCAGAAAGTCTGAAGGAGCACATCATGGGTCAATTCAAACCAATGGTGAAGATGGAGACCACTGAGCCTTCAGTCGAACTCAAGCTGAAAAAAGGCGGTTCCGTCTCTTCTCCCAAGAAGATGATGAACGGCGGCGTCATGGGCGCACTGTCACAAGCTCCGGCCCCCGGCGCTCGTGGTGGTATGGCTCCTGCAGCTCGTCCCGGCAAGCCTTCGATGATGGACCGCCGCAAAGCCATGATGGGCAAGTCAGCAATGGCTCGTCCCATGATGGCTAAGGGTGGTGCAATGGACGCCTTGGAAGCTCACGCTGCCAAGCCTGCCAGCAAGGGCCACGCAGGCCTGAAAACTGGCGGTGTAGCCAAGTCTCCAAAGCCCGGGAACTATGCCACTGGTGGCGTGGTGAACGGCCAAGGCGGCTACAAGGCTGGCGGCATCATCAAGTCCGAAAAGGGCAAGACGATGATGCACACAGCCAAGGTTGACCACAACTCCGCGCCTACTGGCGAAGTGAAGCTGGGCAACGCTGGCGGCTACAAAAAAGGCGGTGCCACAAAAAAGCACTACGCCACGGGGGGAGCTGTTAACAACAGCGGCCATGCCGTGGCATATCCAAAGAAGCCTGCGTCACAACCAGTCTCCAACGACCGCCAATCTGGCACCTTCAAAAAGGGCGGTAGCGTAACCCCAGCCGAGAAGAAGTTGCAAGCCAACTTCAAGGCTGAGAACGCCACTGCCATGCGTCAGGCGAAAGCCATGACCAATGAGAAGTATGGTCGCAAGTTGGCTGGTGGCGGTGCCTCTCAGAAAGCCTTGGAAAAGGCTTACAACGAGAGCATCGGCCCGTCGAAGGAAGACATGGACATGGCAAAAACCATCCGCGACATCCCGGGCAAATTGTTCCGTGGTGCAAAGCGTTTGGTGGGCATGGACGACAAGCCCAAGGCTGGCTCGGTGACCGAGACTGAAAAGTCTGTAACGGTCGAGCCTGCTAAAAAGCGTGGCGGATCAGTGAAGTGCTGAACCTAAGTGGGGGCTTCGGCCCCCACTTTTAATTTATTTTGGAGAGCCGCATGGCAACCGTAATTTCATCTATTTCGCGCCAAGGCGCATATGAACCGTTCGAGTTGCAGGTCTCTCGCGGTCAAATTCAGGGCCACAGCACGGTCATTGTGTTTGGATACAACCCAGATGTGGACACTTCTGAAGAAACAATTTGGCCTGATGGCGGTCTTATTCCGCACCCAACCGTTGCATCTGTTTTGAAAATCAGCTCATCTAGCGCCGACGATGCTTCTGCTGGCACTGGTGCGCGAACCGTTTTTATTGAAGGCGTTGACGGCAACTTTGCTGTGGTGAGCGAGACCGTAATATTGAACGGTCAAACAGCAGTCAACACAACAAATTCGTACCTGTACGTGAACAGTTTCTATGTCGCCACAGTTGGCTCTGGCGGTGCAAACGCAGGCAACATCAATGCTGGCACTGGCACGGTGACATCGGGTGTCCCAGCAGTTTTGTACGACATCATTGCAATTGGTTACAACCAGCGCACGACTGGTCATTACTGTGTTCCAGCAGGCTTCACAGGCTACATGACAACGGGTTCAATTTCTGCTGGTCAAGCCACCGGCTCGACTTCTGTCACCACCTTTTTAAAGCAACACGGCACAGACAACATCCTGCGTGTTGGTGCGGTTGCCGCAGTAAACAACAACGCCGCTGTGTTTTCGTTTGATCAGCCTTACATAATTCCAGAAAAGAACTGTGTGGGCGCAAGCGCAATTGGAGCCGCCGCGAATAACGCAGTGAGTTCGTACTTCAACATCATCTTGATCAAAAACGGCCCTTGATATGCCAAGCAAATCACCATCTCAAAAGCGTTTGATGCAAGCCGCCGCCCACACTAAGGGCGGCTTTGGTGGTGTGCCTCAGAAGGTCGGCAAAGAGTTTGTCAAAGCCGAAAAAAAGCTAAAAGAAGGTGGTCTGTATGCCAACATTCATGCAAAGCGTGAGCGAATCGCTGAAGGCTCTGGCGAGAAAATGCGCAGAGCTGGCAGCGAAGGTGCGCCAACGGCTAAAGCCTTCAAGCAAGCCGCCAGAACAGCCAAAATGAAGGACGGTGGGCCAAGCCTTGCGATTGGTCGCGGCGAGAAACTGCCAGCCGACAAGGGGGCCGGTTTGACAGCCAAAGGTCGCGCCAAGTACAACCGTGAGACCGGCTCCAATTTGAAGGCTCCACAGCCCCAAGGAGGCCCTCGCCGTGATGCTTTTTGCGCGAGAATGGGGCCTGTGGCAGAAAAGAGTGAAAAGGGCAGTCGGTCGCGTGCTTCGATGCAGCGCTGGAACTGCCCCGGCTGGTAAAGGATCATCATGGCTTATTCGGACGCTTACGGGCAGATTTATTCGGTTCAGACGCTCATCGACCACGGTGCCCGCCGCTGCGGGAAGCTGGCCGAAGAGCTGACTTCTGAGCAGCTCTTGAGCGCCCGGGAGTCCTTGGGCTTCGTGATGAGCAACCTGATCAACATTGGCATCCAGTATTGGGCCATCGAGAAGCAGGTTGTGGGCCTTACCCCTGAGAAGTACATCTACACCCTGCCAGAAGGCTCCAACGACGTCCTGAACGCCCTGTACAGGACCATGACACGCCCCACCGGCAGCTACACAACGAGCGCTGGGGGCAATGTCGCCTTGGTTGGTGACAATGACATCAACACCTACTGCCAGCAAAGCTCCGCCAATGGCAACATTTCGATCAATTTTGGCACTGACAACCCGGTTTATGCTGGCTCGATTGGCCTTATGCCTTTTGTTGCTGGTGGCGGCAGTGCAACTTGGACCCTGACGCTCGAATATTCGACCGACAACGTCACTTGGAACACCCTGACGAGCCTCGGAGCCGTGGTGGTGACCGACAAACAGTGGATCTGGACCGACATTGACCCCGGTCAGAGCGTCCAATACTACCGAGTGCGTGTTTCTGGTGGTGCAACGCTGGCTTTGCGTGAGTTTTACGTGGGAAACAACTCCCGCGAGATCACAATGAGCCGCCTGAACCGCGACGACTACACGAACCTGCCCAACAAAAACTTCACGGCCAACCAGCCGTACCAGTTTTGGTTCAACCGCACGGTTCCGAACCCTGAAATCTACCTTTGGCCCACTCCAAGCGACCCGTTCGTCCAAATGACGGTCTGGTACAGCAAGCAGGTGATGGATGTGGGCGATCTGACGGATGAATTGCAGATCCCACAGCGCTGGTATCTGGCCGTGGTCAACATGCTGGCCCACCAGATGGCTATGGAGCTTCCGCAGGTCGATATGGCCCGGATTCAGTACCTTGAGGCGCAGTCTGAGAAGACCTTGGCCTTGGCCGAGGCCGAAGAACGCGACCGCAGCCCAATTTACTTTGCTCCGAACATTGGCGTCTACACGAGGTGATCCATGGGCATGTTCCTTGACACCTTAGGCAACCAGTCTCTGGCGATTTTCATCTGCGACAGATGCAGGATGAAGCGTGCCATGGACGAGCAGATGCCCGACCCGAACTTCCCGGGTCTGCGCGTTTGCCAGCAGGGCTGCGCAGACCAAAAAGATCCCTATCGTCTGCCCGCACGCAAGACTGAGCGCATCAACCTCAGATTTCCACGTCCTGATGTGTCGGTGGCCGTAGACCCGAACAACCTTGTGACGGACAATCAGGGCAATTACACGATCTCGACCGAGGGAAATACCCAGACGCCCGAGAACAATGGCAACCTTGACGGAATATCGGTGACACCATAATGGCAAATCAAACCATCACTCAACTGCCAGACGCAGGCCCCATTACCGGCACGGAGCTTGTCCCCATCGTTCAAAACGGCGGGACGTACAAGACCACGACTGCGGCCATCTCGGCAAGCCCCTCGCAGAACCAGACGTTCTTGACCCAAAATCAAGAGCTGACGCTGCCAAACAGCCGATACCTGTCCACAGGGACGGGCTTGGGCCTGACTGATGGTGGTGCCACATCGTTCTACCGGATCTCGCTCAACGGGGCTTCCGGAAGCCTTGAAGCGGCTGGCGCGGGCATCGTTGTCAAGAACAGCTCGACCACGGTTGTTGCCCGCACTCTGGCAACGTCTGGCGCTGGCATCAGCGTGTCCAACGGCGACGGAACAGGTGGCAACCCCACGTTTCAGTTAACCGGCATCGCTGCTGCAATCGCCAACATGAGTGGCACGGGCATGCTTGCGATTGTCGGCGGCACCACCATTGCTGGCCGTCAAATTGTGGGCACCACCAACCAGATCTCCGTGGCCGACGGCAACGGTAGTGGCAACCCCACAATTTCCATCGTTGACAACGTGGTTCTCCCCGGCACTGGCTCGGTGACCCTACCCGTCGGCACCAGTGCGCAACAGCCAATTGGCTCTGAAGGCCAGTTCCGGTTCAACAGCGACACCCAGACATTCGATGGTTTCGCTTCTGGCGCTTGGAGCCAGTTCTCCTTGGTTGGTGGCGTGACATCCTTTGCTGGTGGCGCAACGGGCCTGACGCCCACAGCAGCCACCGGGGGTGCAATTATTTTGGGCGGAACGCTCAACGTCACGAATGGCGGCACTGGCGCAAACTCTTTGACAGGCTACGTCAAAGGGAATGGCACATCCAACATGACGGCCAGCCCGACCGTTCCAACCAGCGATCTGTCCGGCACTGTGAGCAACGCTCAGTTGGCAAACAGCGCTGTGACCGTCAACGGGACTTCAATCGCGTTGGGCGCATCGGCAACGATAACTGCAGCAGCCCCCAATGCACTGACCATCGACGGCGGTTTGAGTGGCACCAGTTACAACGGTTCTGCGCCGGTCACCATTGCCATCACCGACACTGGAGTGACGGCAGGGGCTTTTGGCGGTGCCAGCAAAACCCTGAGCGCAACAGTCAACTCAAGAGGCCAGCTCACTGCGCTGTCTGAGTCCAACATTGCGATTGCAAACACTCAGGTATCTGGTCTGGGCACCATGTCCACCCAGAACGCCAACAACGTGGCCGTGACTGGCGGGTCGATCAACGGAACGGCCATCGGCGCATCAACCGCCGCAGCAGGCACGTTCACCTCGGTAACAACCACCACCGGAACGATCAGTACTACGCCAGTCAATGCCACCGACATTGTCAACAAGTCTTATGTGGACACGCTTGCAGCAAGCGGCATTCACTTCCACCAGCCGGTTCGCGTCGAGTCGCCAATCAACCTGAACGCGACGTACAACAACGGCACTGCCGGTGTGGGCGCAACATTGACCAATGCAGGCACTCAAGCCGCTCTGGTGATCGACGGCGTGACCGTCAGCGTGGCCGACCGTGTGCTGGTGTATCAGCAGACCAACCAGACGCAGAACGGCATCTATGTGGTCACAAACGTGGGTTCTGGATCGACCAACTGGATCTTGACCCGTGCATCCGATGCGGACACCTACGTCATTAACAGCGCAGCGGGCTTGAGCGAAGGCTCTACCGTTTTTGTGCAGCAAGGCGCAACAGGCTCAGGCGAGACCTACACCTGTAACACGACTGGCGTCATTGTTTTTGGCACGACCAACATCTCGTTCGCTCAAATCAGCTCTGCGCAGATCTACAGCGCCGGGACTGGCCTGACGCTTGCGGGAACGCAGTTCAGCATCACCAACACTGGTGTGACTGCAGCCAGCTACGGCACAGCGTCGAGCACCCCGACGCTTGCGATCAACGCGCAGGGTCAGGTGACCAGCGCCAGCAACACAGCGATTGCCATCAACGCCAACCAGATCACATCTGGTGCTGTGACCAACGCGCAACTGCAAAACAGCGCCTTCACCGTCAATGGCTCGTCCATCTCTCTGGGTGGGTCTGCAACCATCACTGCGGCCAACCCGAATGCCCTGACCATCGGCACAGGGTTGACTGGAACAAGCTATGACGGCTCTGCTGCGGTGACGGTGGCCTTGGCTACCTCCGGCGTCTCTGCTGCGACCTACGGCTCCGCATCGCAAGTTCCAGTGTTCGCTGTCGATACCTACGGTCGAGTGACATCGGTCACCAACACCTCGATTGCCATCGCTGCTGGCGCTGTATCAGGCCTTGCAGCCTCTGCGACGACCGACACTACCAACGCAGCCAACATCACCTCCGGAACACTGCCTACGGGCCGTATCAGCGGCTCTTACACCGGCATCACCGCCGTTGGAACCCTGACGTCTGGAGCATGGAACGCTACAGCGATTGGCGTTGCCTACGGTGGAACCGGTTTGACTGCAACACCGTCGAACGGTCAGCTTGCAATCGGTAACGGCACAGGTTACTCGCTGGCAAACCTGACAGCAGGCACCAACGTCTCGATCACAAACTCTGCTGGAGGCATCACCATCAACGCCACCCCTGCCGCTGGCGGCACGGTGACCAGCGTCAGCGGATCTGGCGGCACGACAGGCCTGACCTTGAGCGGTGGCCCGATCACTGTGTCCGGCACCCTGACCCTTGGTGGCACTCTTGTCCCGGCAAACGGCGGAACAGGTGCAACGACCCTGACTGGCTACGTCAAGGGTAACGGCACAAGCACGATGACTGCCTCATCGACGATCCCGAACACCGACATCTCGGGTCTGGGGACAATGTCGACTCAGGCGGCAAGCTCTGTTGCGATCACTGGCGGCACCATCAACGGGGCTACTGTTGGCGCTACAACGGCAGCAACGGTTCGCGGCACCACCATCACCGCGACAACTCAGTTCACCGGCTCTGGCGCTGGCCTGACTAGCATCCCGAACTCGGCAACAACAGCCTCGGCTACGGCGGGCGCGGCCAACACAATTGTGGCGCGTGACGCAAACGGCTACATCTTCAACAACTATTTCAACTCCACCGATAACTCGCAGGCTTCTGGCGTTACGGCTGTGATGGTGAAAGCTGGGGATGCTTATCTGCGTTCAGGCACTGCCGCAGCGGTTGCCACATTCATCAGCGGTCAAGCGATGAACATCAGCGGGTCCTCCACCTCATGTTCTGGCAACGCAGCTACAGCATCAAACGCATCGAACACAAATAGCATCAGCAATGCTGTAGGGGGCAGCTATACGTGGACGGCAACACAACTATTTACCGGTAACGGAAATACTGCAAGCGCATCATCCACTGGGCCTCAAGCATACTCAACCGGAGGTAACGGCGCAATCATGGCGTTTCACCGTTCGGGTGCTTTTGCTATCAACTTTGGTTTGGATTCAGACAACGTAATTCGCTTTGGCGGCTGGTCTGCTTCTGCAAACCGCTTTCAGATGGATATGTCGGGCAATCTTACGATGGCAGGCAACGTCACGGCCTACTCGGATGAGCGGCTCAAGAAAGACTGGGAGCCTGTTGCGGAAGACTTTGTTGATCGTCTGGCGAAGGTCAAGCACGGCTCATACACCCGCACCGATTCGGAAGAGCGTCAGGCCGGTGTGTCTGCGCAAGACTGGCAGAAGCTGCTGGGCGAGACCGTGCAGACTGACGCTGATGGGTTCTTGTCTGTCGCATACGGCAACGCAGCCCTTGTTGCTGCTGTAAAGTTGGCGGAACGTGTTGTTGCGCTCGAAGCCCGCATAGCCGCCCTTGAGGCAAAAGGATAATCATGGCACAGACAGGATTCACCCCAATTCAGCTTTACAGCAGCTCGACGGCTGCTGCGGTTCCAATCGCTGGCAATCTTGCTGCTGGTGAGCTTGCAATCAACACAGTCGACGAGAAGCTGTACTTCAAGAACTCGGCTGGCGCTGTCAAGCTGCTTGCTGCCAACATCACTCCAGTGGCGAATGGCGGCTCTGGCGCGACAACTGCATCAGCGGCACGGACCAACTTCGGTGCAACCACGCTGGGCGGCAACCTCTTCACGATCAGCAACCCGAGCGCAGTGACATTCCCGCGCTTCAACGCCGACAACACCGTCTCATCCCTGAGTGCTGCAGACTTCCGCACAGCCATCGGCGCAGGCACTGGCGGCGGGTCTGTTTCTTCGGTTTCTGGCACTGGATCGGCCAACGGACTTACCCTCTCTGGCACGGTGACATCGACTGGAAACATCACGCTGGGCGGCTCCGTCACAAGCCTGACAACAACCAACTTCACAATCGTGGAGGAAAGCGGTAAGCTCGTGATCAAGTACGGTGCCACCGTGATCGCATCGTTCAGCAGCACAGGCGCTCTGATCTCCGCAGACAACATCACCGCCTACGGCACCCCATAAGGAGCAAGCATGGTAATGCCAGCAAGCGGCCCCCTGAACATGGGGGGCACATCAAGCCCAGTCAGTGTTGCGCAAGAACTTGGCCTGAGCCTGACCGCGACTATTTCAATGAACCAGACCAACGTCCGCACTTTGGCGGGCGTCAGCACAACCAGCGGCACCTCGTGGAGCATGAGTTCTCTGTACGGGAAGTCGAACACCTACGCGATTGAATATTTAGTTGTTGGCGGCGGTGCTTCTGCTAGTGGAGGTGCTGGCGGGGCGGGGGGCTATGCGGCAACAACTGGAAACATGGCACCGGGAACTGCGTATACGGTGACGGTTGGGGCCGCAACTGCACCATCCTCTTTCAATGGAACCAATGGTGGAGCAGGTAACGGGCAGGGCGTTGGGCCTGACCCTATTAGTCCAACCACGGGAGGTGGTTCTGGTTCCGGGGCGTGGCGCTCTGCATACCCCAGTGGGTCCTCGTATGCCAGCGGCGGTGTGGGCACTGGCAATAGTGGCGGAAATTACGCATCGGCGACCGCTGGTGGGGGCCTAGCGAATGAGGGAACAGGCGGTGGCGGTGGCGCGGGCAGTGCGGGTGGTTCCGGTAGCGCCAGCCAATACTACGCAAACGGCGGCACTGGCGGCTCTGGTTTGACATGGCTAAATGGTGTTGTCTATGCCGGTGGGGGCGGTGGTTCAGCTCACTGCCCGTATTGGTGTGTGGACGGGGCGGCTTCTGTTGGAGCTGGCGGTTCTGGTATCGGGGGCAACGGAGGTTTCCGGTATTTTGACTCTGGCTGTAACCAGCAGTTGCAAAACCCAACCAACGGAGCGGCAAACCGTGGAGCGGGTGGCGGGAGATCCGCACCAAACACTGCCGCTGCTTCAGGTGGATCAGGTATTGTTGTTATCCGCTATCCCGGTGCGCAGCGGGGCACGGGGGGCACCATTACCTCCTCTGGCGGATATACATACCATACCTTCAATTCATCTGGGACATTTACAGCATGAGCCATTTTGCACAAATCGACGAAAACAACGTCGTCCAGCAAGTGCTGGTCATTGAGCAAGAAGAAGTCAACACCGGAAAATGGGGAGACCCGGCTACTTGGGTTCAAACCAGCTACAACACACGCGGCGGGGTTTACTACACGCCAAACACTAGCACCCCCGACCCAGATCAATCCAAGGCATTCCGCAAAAACTTTGCGGGAGGCGGATTTACTTGGGATGGCATTGGTTTTATCCCCCCGAAACCATACCCATCTTGGACCCTAAACAGCTTTTCATACCTGTGGGAGGCCCCCGTGCCAATGCCAACGGACTATGTAGAGTGTGTTTGGGATGAGCAAAAGCTGGACTGGAGCTGCACTCCTTTTATGATCCCCGTTTACCCGGAGTAACGCATGAGAGTAGTTCAATCAAATTCTTTTCCAAAAGAACACTTGGTGTTTTTTGTCTCTGCTCCCGTGCGAAAAGAGCGGTTACAGATATGCGGCGAGTGTGAACACATCCAATCACTACCTTTGATTTCCCAGAGGAAGTGTGGCGCTTGCAATTGCGTTGTTGAGTTTAAGGCCTCCCTTAAAGCCACTGCTTGCCCAAAAGGCAAATGGCATGAAAGCACTTCGGAATACCAACAGGAGCAACCATGAAACTGATCGCCATCATCCTCTGCGCTTTGGCCCTGACCGGCTGCGCGACCAACTCTGAATACGCTGCCTACGCTGATGCCCACAAAGCTCAAGCAGCGGCCCAAACAGCACGTTTCCAAGCGCTGGCCGACATTGCTCGACAGGGTGACACCACTGCCAAGGTCGCTGCGGTCATGTCTCTTCAGATGGGTGGCGGTCAGCAGAACACTCAGATCAACGCTCCCAAGTCATGGGCAGATCACGCCTTGCAGTGGACTGGACTGTTGCTGCCAACCATCGGTCAGGTTTACACGGTCAACAAACAGACATCCTTGGGTATGCGTCAGTCTGACAACGCGACTGCTCTGGGCATCAGCACCAACAATGCCTTCGTGGGCATCGCATCCAAGATTCAAGCACCCGCAGCCAACGTGACAACCATCGGTGGCAATGGTGTAATCGGTGCAGGTTCTTACTCGATAGGAGCAAACAGTGGGTCAAACTCTGGCAACAGTGGTCGCCTTGCTGGTGGCAGTATTACTGACAATACGGCTACTCCAACTGTGGTGACCAGCACGGATACCGTGACCACCACAAACACCACCACACCAGCAGTGCCATAAAAATTCGGAGAAGCCATGATTGTTTTGCAACACCTCACCATTGATGAAATCAACCTGATCCTTGCTGGCCTCAGTGAGCTGCCGACAAAATCAGGGGCCTACCCCGTGGCGATGAAAATCAAAACTCAGGCCGATGCTCAATTGACCCCTCAAGAACCAGAAGCTGGGAAAGAGGGTGAGTGATGGCGGAGGAGTCGATGGAGACAAGAATGTCTGTTCACGAAGCTGTTTGCGCCCAGCGCTACGAGAAGATCAACGACTCTCTTGACGCTGGCGAGAAGCGCATGACCAAGATCGAGTACCTTCTTTACGGAGTGATTGCCGCCGTGTTGCTTGGCCCCGGTGTCGCGGCTGAGTTCATCAAGAAGATCTTCGGCATCTGATCATGAGAGACTGGGCCGTAGCATTCATTGCAGCAGCCCTTCTTGTTGGGATGGCGGTGTGGTGCGCCAAAGTGTTGATCTGGAGTTTGAATGGCGGATTCTGGCGATAAAGCCCTCGGCGTGCTGGACAAGGTGCTGGCCTATGTCGATTCACCCTTTAAGCTGGTCGCCATCCTCGTCATGGGTCTGGTTGCGTTTGCCGGGTACTTTGTCTGGCAGAACCAGACGGTGCTGATTGGTGCATACCAAGAGAACAAGAAGATGCCCGTGATCCACGAAGATCGGGTTGACGATGCGGCAAGTGTTTTGTTCAAACAGACCGACGCCAAGTTTGTTGCCATCTTCAAGGTCAACCCAATTTTTGGCACACGGGTCTTGTACCGCCTGTACACCAAGGACGGGCGCAGTAAGGAGATGGAAGGTTTGGATGTTGGCCTGTTCACAACGAACGTAGCAAACAACAACGACGTGGTGAAGTTGATGGCGGGTGAGACGCCGTGCAGTCCATATCTGAGGGCGCAGTCGGAGTTGGGCATTTGGTATATTGCGCAGGGCGTTTCGTTCACCTGCCGTATCAGCATACCGCCAGATCGCAGCAGGTTCATTGGGCAGATTACGGCTGGCTGGGTAGAGCAGCCGCAGAACATGGAGCACGTCCACTCCATGCTGGACATTGCAGCAAACATGCTTGTTAAAAGGGGTCATTGATGCTTTCACTGTTTTCAACTCTTGGGGGTTTGCTGATCTCCGGTCTCCCAAAACTTCTGGAATTCTTCCAGAACAAGGCCGACCAAGCGCACGAGCTTCGGCTGGCGGCGCTCCAAAACGAACGTGAGCTGGCTATGGCTGCGCAGGGTTTTGCCGCCCAACTGAAAATCGAAGAGGTCCGCACCGATCAGGTCCAGATGGAGACCGATGCCCGGATGACCGAGGCAGCTCTTGAGCACGACGCCAAGGTGCTTGAGAAGGCCTCCACATGGGTTTCCAACTACGTGGGCACTGTGCGCCCCACGGTGACCTACATCTTCGTGCTGGAGCTGGTTCTGATCAACGCCTTCATGGCTTGGTATCTGTGGAACCACCCCGGCCTAATCACCAACATTGATGACGTCATCAAGTACGCCGACCTGATCTTCAGCGCTGACGAGATGGCAATGCTGGGCGGCATCATCGGTTTCTGGTTCGGCTCTCGCGGCTGGAGCAAGAAGTGAAACTGAGCAGGGCAGGCGAAGACCTGATGCACCGGTTCGAGGGCAAACGCTCTCGGCCCTACCTTTGCCCTGCACACATCTGGACGATTGGCTACGGCCATGTCCTGTACCAAGAGCAGATCAGGCTTCCCATGGTCCGGCCACCGGGCAAGACCAAAGAGGACATCCCCATGATCCGCAGTGAGTTCCCACTGAAACCGGAGGACAACCGTGTCTGGACGAAAGAAGAGATCGACGAACTATTCCGAGTTGATGTCGGAACTTTTGAACGGGGTGTTCTTCGTCTTGTTCCCTGCGTGGTTGGGCGTCAAGGCGCTTTTGACGCTCTTGTCTCTATAAGTTTCAACTTCGGCCTTGGCAACCTACAACGCAGCACCATCCGCATGAAGGCCAACCGGGGTGACTGGGGTGGCGCAGCCGAGGCGTTCCGGGCTTGGACCAAGGGCGGAGGCAAAGTTCTTCCCGGGCTGGTCAAGCGTCGGGAGGCCGAAATTGCGCTGTTTCTGAGTTAAGTGAGAAAATGGCCCAAGGCGTTGTGCAAAAGTGACAAAAAACCGGCTGGGACTTAAAATTCAAGCTGTAAAAGAAAGGTATCTGGAATGACGACTGCAAGTGTGATGACTTATGACAGCTTGGTCGAGAACGTCCAGTCCTATCTGGAGCGCACCGACACGGCCACCCTCGAAAAGATCCCGCTGTTCATCATGCTGGCGGAGCAGATCATTGCTTCCCAGATCAAGTTCCTTGGCAACTTGACTGTGCAGAGCAGCACCATGACCCTGAACGCCAACGTGATCGACAAACCCGCACGCTGGCACAAGACGGTGTCCATGAACATCACCGTGGCTGGAAAGCGTTACCCGGTGTTGCTGCGCAAGTACGAGTACCTGCGCGAGTATTGGCCCGACCCAGCAGCCAACGGCATCCCCAAGTTTTACTGCGACTACGACTACACCCACTGGATGGTCGCCCCAACACCCAACGACGACTACGTCTTTGAGGTGCTCTATTACGAGCGCCTTCAGCCGCTGGACTCGTCCAACCAGACCAACTGGTTCACCATCTATGCCCCTCAGGCGCTGTTGTACGGCACGCTGCTTCAGGCCATGCCGTTTCTCAAGAATGATGAGCGGGTGCCGTTGTGGCAGGCCATGTACCAGCAGTCCATGGACATTTTGGTGGCAGAAGACAAACTTCGCGTGGCCGACCGACAGGCCGTGGCGGTAGACAGCTAAGGATCAATCATGAGTTACAACAGCCCCTTCACCGGAAACGTGATCCAGCCAACGGACGTTTCTTACCGCTCTGTCACGCTTGCGGCAAACACCCAGCTTCAGTGGCCGATCAACGGCAACGCCACGGACGACTACGCCGCTCGGATCATGGACGTCACAGCGTCCTCCGCAGGCCTGTCCCTGTACATGCCCCCGGCCAACCAGACCTCGGTTGGCAACGACGCCTTGATTCGCAACGTGGGTGCCAACAGCTTCACGGTAACGACTTTTGGCGGCACCAGTACCATCATCACGATTGCCGCTGGCGAGGCCAAGTACGTCTACATCAAGACAAA